TATCTCCCTTAGCAGTGAAAATTGATTGTTGAATTGCTGTAGCCAAATCAAATGCGGTAAAAGTAATAATCTCAAGAATATCTCCAGCAGTTAATGCTGCAAGAGATGTAATACTTGAGCCAGATGTAGCAGTATAATCTGATGTGCGAACAAGCAAGATACCATTTAGATATACTTGTTCCTTGCCAACCAGATAATTAAGAGTTAAGCCATTATCATCGGAACCAGACTTTGTAGTTTCTCCGCCAGTTGCTGTATAACGATAACGATAAATTGCTGCAGTAGATGATATAGAAGCCCAGGCAGAACCTGACCAGGCATACATAGCATTAGCAGCAGTGTCCCAGTAGATAGCACCAGTAATAAGAGCATTGCCATCATTATCTAAACTTGGTGGAGTTGCTTTAGCACCTAAGTAACGGTCATCAAAGTTGTCATAAGTTGTGGCAGCAGCAGCAGCACTTGCTGCAGCAGCGGTAGCAGAACCTGCAACTGTATCTACATACTGCTTAGTAGCAGCACCAAGATTAACTGATGGGTCAGCATTTAGAACCAAAGCACCAGTCATTGTAGAACCAGCCTTGAGTACCATAGCATCAAAGACTGTACCGCCTGCTTGAATTGCTGTTGCAATTTCGCCAAGAGTATCTAGTGTTCCAGGGGCTGAGTTAACCAAGTCTGAGACTTTAGTATCTACATAAAGTTTAGTTGCTGCATCAGCATTTGCTGTAGGTGTTCCAAGAGAAACAATCTTTTGGCTATTCATTGAGAATGAACCAGTAGGTGCTGCAAGGTCAGTTACCTTAGAGGTACGAACCTGTGTATCAAAGTCTGATACAGTACTTGCTGTCTGTGTGCCAGTGTGGTTAGCACGGGCTAGTGGGTCTGTTGCTAACTTGCTTAGTGCAATACCAGCAGATGCGTTAATGTCTGAGTTGACGATAGTTCCGTCTACCAAGTCAGCAGAGGTAATAGTTCCACCAAGTGATAACTTGCTGTAAGCAATACCTGCAGCAGTATTAATATCTGCGTTAACAATTGTGTCATTAGTGATATCTGCTGAAGTAATTGAACCTGCAAGGTTTAACTTGCTATATGAAATTGCTGCAGCGGAGTTAATATCTGCGTTGACGATTGTATCGTTAGCAATCATTGTGCTAGTTACAGTGCCTGTATCTCCAGCGGTAATGGCTGTGCCTGAAATCTTTGTCTTGTCAATTGCTGCTGCTGAGTTAATATCAGCGTTAACAATTGCTCCAGTACCAATAACTGTGGTTAGGCTTACATTGCCAGTACCATCAAAGGTAACTCCGCTTGCTTCTACATCTCCAGTCAACTGGAATGTACGACCAGTAGCAAGGGCTGTGGCTGTAGCAGCATTACCTGTTGTAGAACCTGAGGTTCCACTTACGTTACCAGTTACATTTGCTGTAATTGTTCCTGCTGTAAAATTACCTGATGCATCACGAGCCACAATTGCACTAGCAGTATTAGCAGATGTAGCAGTAGTAGCACTATTAGATACCTTACTAGCAGTTGAAATTGTAGCCAATTTAGTATCTGCAATAGCAGCACTAGCATTAATGTCAGCATTAACAATAGCGCCGTCTACAATCATTGCACTAGTAATTATATTTGTATCTGTTGTTTCCAAAACATTAGCAATGGTTAGCCCGTGTGCTGTGGTTACATTTTCAATATGTGAATTGGCTTCGCGATAGTCACGACCAATTGCCATGTGGCGAACTACTGCACCAGCAGAGTGAGCCTGACCAGTTGCTGGACTTGTATCAATAGCACGAACTATGGTTAGCGTGTTAGTGCTAACCGCGGTAACATCTACAATTTCTTCAAGGGCTGTATCTGGGTCAATTACTACAGTAAATGTTTCTCCAGCAGAAATGGTGATACCACCAAGAAGTCCGCTTCCAGATACGACTGTAGCCGAAGTAGCGGTTGAGTTGATTCCAGCAGTAAGAGTAGTTTGCTGCGAACGGGATGAGTATTTTCTAGTTGTCATTCAATCTTCCTATCGGCTGAAGTGAACTCGTGGCGGGTATTGTTGTTGTTGCGACATAATTTCTTCTGTTAAGCGTTGGTTATAAAGAGCAAACAGTTGACGGTACGCATTAGTTGCTGAACCAAAGGTACGCTTGTTATCTGTTTCATCAGCCTGTGGTGACTGTGCACCAGTACGGGCTGGGTCTAGGTATGCAATCAAACGATATGAAGCACCAAGAATTACAATGTCTCTACAAGACTCAGGTAGTCCAGTCTGTGTATTAAATGAAGTAGTAGCACTTGTAGATAGCACTGAAGGTGCGGTTGCATAAACAACCTTCACCTTACGGCCAGATACAATTCTGTCTCCAATAGTTACTGTCTGTGCACCCGTGCCCCAAGTTGCCTCATCTGGAAAAGAATCTAAGTCCCATCGCTTAATGCGAATCCATTCTTTACTAGAGCCAATATCTTGCCAGTGCATAGTTAAAATGTTTTGTATATTTTTGTTATCTAATTCGTATGTGTTTATTGCAGTGCTGCTGAATGTAAAACTTGTCTGCTTAACGGCAAACATAGAAGAACCCATAGCACGGATAGTGTCTTGAATGGCACGTTTTACAACGTGCTTAGGAAAAGTAGGAGAGATAGTTACTTTAGAACCAGCATCATGTGTAGCAGCAGTAGAACCCATAAAGCCTCGACCATAAGGAGAGACTGTTCCTGTATTAGAAATACGGTCTACGCTATCTACCCATAGTAGTTCGTCATCAATTTCAACGATACCCGAGCCAAGGCGTTGAGCATCTGCAACACTAAAGATTGTTGGTGCTGCAATAGTAGATGTAGTTGTAGTAATAGCAGCCGTTAAATGTGTAGCCTTATCTTGCTGTATTGTATAACCAGCAAGGTTAATTAACACCTCGTCCGTTAGTTCATTAAGTAAAATACCCATTACCACTTCACCTTATCTGCCCAGTAGGCTGCACTTAGTTTGCCTTTGGCAATATTCTTAGCATGCCTTGCTTTAAAAGATTTACGTCTTGCTGCATAGGATGCAGACTCATTAGCCTTCTTTGGAGAACCAGATACACCCTGCTGCCCAAAACGAATAGTCTTGACCTGAGTTCCTTCTTTAGCCACAACTACGTGTGACTTCTTGGGATGGGCAGGAGTACGCTTAGGCTTGTTAAAGCCTGATACACCAGCACGGGTTAATCTAGAATCTTTTTTCATCTGTATTTAGCCGTCTTCTTTGCAATAGATTTAGGTTGTTTAACGAACTGCTTACCAGCACTAGTGCCAGCACGCTTAGCAGCAGTAGTCTTTGCATACTCTGCACTGCTTAAAGCCGCTCTTGCTTTTTTAGGTAGATACCGTTCACCAGTAGCCTTAGCACCTTGAGTGCTAGGTTTACCAGATTTAGTACCCCAGTCTTCTTTAGTCCACTTAGACAAAGATTTTTGTTTAGTAGTTTTACTACCTGAGTAGCCACCACCAGCCTTCTTATAAGCCTGTGCTAATAACTGAGCCTTACGAGCAGACCATTGACCAGGATTACCACCTTTAGAACCAGACATAATCTGATTCTTTAAGCGTTCACGTAAACTTGCTTTGGTGTAGGCCATTATTTTTTATCTCTTTTTCTGAGCGTCTTTTTGAGCCTTGCGTAACAAAGCATCATATTGTGCTGGAGTATATTCTTTTGGCTTAATTACTGATGGCTTTGGCTTTGGTTTAGGAGTTGGCTTTACTTTGCCAATGTCTCGTAATCCAACTGTGCTGCCGTTAGGCAAAGCAACTACAACGCCAGACTTTTTTGTAGGAGAAGCCATTGGCTTTCTAACACCAGTTGAAGGTTTACGTGGAGCCATTGGCTTTCTTGCCGATGGTTTCTTTTGCATTACATGCCGCCAAACATTCCACGCTTTGCAGTCTTCTTCATTGTCTTCTTAACCATCTTCTTCTTAGCGGTCTTCTTGACCATCTTCTTGCCTGACTTCATGGCTTCCATCTTGGCTGCCTTCATACCCTTAGCAGTGTATGCATATTCTTTTCCGTTTACCATTGGCATTATATTACTCCTACTTCTTTTAGTTTAGATACGGTATTGTTTTGGATTATCTTGCTATCACCCATGGTATTAGCATCAAATGCTTTACCCATGACATCAGATGCACGAAGTGCTTCCTGAATCTTTTTCATACTTGTACCAGCAGGTTGAATCCCATCAGCACGTGCTGCACGATAGGCTTCTAACTCACCGTCCCACTTCTTATTACTTACCATCTTCTGAGAAGATGAATCTCCTGGATTTAATTGCAGTCCTAAAATTTTGCACCCGAAGCAACCTTCAATATCTTCTGGATGGTCTAATCTATGTCTCATACCGTCTCCACTGTATAGCCTGCAGCCTCAAGGCTGGCTTTTTGACCAGCACTTACTTCATAGGAGTATCCACCAATGTATGCTTCTTCAGCAGCCTCTACTTCTTCTGAGGATGGATAGCGAAGTTCATAGTAAACTCCATCTATCTTCAAGACTGTGATACCTCTTACAAGTCTGAACTGCTCGAATAGACGGCCTTCACCCGCAGGGCCTTCGCTTACTGTAGGTGTTGTGAATCTGTATGCCATATAGCCTCCTAAGCCGTTTTATGGATAGAGCAGGGGTTTCCCCCTGCCCCACCCATCTAATTACTTAGATTACGGACGAACTGATGAAGCAGTCTCGATGCGGTATAGCGCCTCTTGACGGTAGATAGACCAGTTGATGATACCGTGCCAGCCGACTGGGCGGAAACGGTTCAACTTGTCAACAACGTTACCAAACTCAATGCCTGGTTCCTTCCATACTGCTTCAGCAAGTGCTTGCTGTCCTAGTACGTAAGTGTTGTAAACACGTGCCTTTGGTGTAACTGTAAGTGTGTTTGTTCCAACAGTTCCTGAGTTAGCGACAGACACTGTGAATGTAGTGTTTGTTGCACCAACTTCAATTGCTGTAATCAAAGCACCTGAACCTACGTTAGTACCTGAGATTGCATCTCCTACCTCAGCAAGACCACCGAATGCAGCGTTTGCTGCAACGATAGTAAATGCACCTGAAGCACCGCTTACTGCAGAAGCAGTAGCAAGTGCTGTTAGAGCACCACCTGAGATTGAGTTAGTCATGCGTGGTGTCTCAATGAAACGGACACCTTCCCATGCGCCTAGTTCACCAGCAAATAGTGGACCAACATTCTGGTACTCATGTGGTGTACGCCAGATATTGTTACCTGTCTCTGTACGTAGGTCGTGTGAAACTTCTGGGTGGATGTATGAAACATACATTCCGCCACGAGGAACAACATTGTTAGCACGCAACTTTGTTACAGCGTAACGAACATCGCGGCCCTTGAATGTGTCTGATGCTACGATTGTTGACTTAGCAGCAGTTGTTGAAAGTGAACCAGCAGATTCGCGGATGACGTTTGTACCTGCATCAAGGATAGCAGCAACACCATTGTCTAGTGTAGTTGCCATGTTAAATGCGACTGCGTTAGCAATCCATGGGTCAACATCAGCAAGTGACAGTAATGACAACTTGCGAGTTGGAAGCACTACGCGACCTAGTTCTGTCTGTGCGACATCTAGTGTTGTAGTTGCTGGTAGTGCTACTGCATCTGGGTCTACAGTTTCAGCGAGTGTTGCACCAGCAATTGTGGTGTCAGCAATATCGTTGTGGAACTGGAAACGGATTGAAGAACCATCGTGAGTTGGGTTTCCGATTTTCTTGTCCGCAATTGCGCGGAACTGTGGCACTGAACGCAAGTTGAGTTCAATCAACTTATCGTATGCCATAGTAACAAGATTGGAACCTAACCCAGAGGTTGAAGTTGAAAAGACATCGGCCATTTGGCGATATCCCCTTTCTAATTAGTGTGCGGTTTTTTATTGACCGCTGAGAATGGATATGATTTCTTCCTCAGATGAGGCATTTGCAATTAATCGCGCAATGTCTTCTGAATAAGCGGGAGTGTCAGCCGTTTGAGTAATAGAATCCTGTTGCTGTAAAGCACGTATGTTTTCTGTATCAACTGGCTTTTCTTGATTTGGCGTGTACCCAATTAAGTCACCATTCTCAATGAGCCAGTTTGACACTGCGTCTTCATTGATAGTGTCTAAGTCCTTAAGGACAAGACGGGCAGCCTTCGTGTTCACTCCCTTTGATTCAAGGATTTCTTTAACGGTTCGCTCATTGGATTCCTTAGAGAACTTCGCTAGTTGTTCTTCAAGTTCCTTAATGCGCTTTTCATCTGCTCGCTTGGCTTTGCGTAAGTTAGCGATACCATCATCGCCATACGAGTTTTGAGAACGGGTTAATTCGTTCTCTAGATTTTCGTTATCGTTCTCCCAGTATTGTTCGTTGCTCATGCAACATCACCCTTCATTAGTAGTTGTCGCAGACCGCAATCAGATAAGGGGATATTTGATTGGCTTCTGCTACCAGACTGTTACGCCTGACGGGGCTGGTATGTCCGTCTAGGGAATTTAAAATGCGCTAGATTTACCGCTACCTAGTGCGTTACGACCCAAGCCAGAGGTTCCACTAAATGAACCTACTTCTTTTTCGGCTAGTCTTAAACGCTTGCGCTTAGCAGATTCAAGTTGTGCAAAGACTTCTTCTTCTGCTGTTTTCTGACCGTAGTTAATACCTTCTTCAGAATAAATCTGACCAAGTTTTGTAGCAGTTGGAAGAACTCCGCTAATTGTTTCATAACCTTCTTTAGCCAGTGCTTTAGTAATACCCATACGAGCAAGGGCTGAAGCACTAGCCACGTCTGTTATTAGATTCTGCTTTAATGCTTCAGAACCAATCTCAGCAGATGTAACCTTTTCCTGTAGTTTAGGTAGGTTTTCTTTAGGGCTAAGGAAGTATGCAATTAAATCTTCATCGCCAATATTATAGAAAGCCTTTAAAGTTGATTTAATACTTGGTTCAGAGTTATTAACTCTAGTTACTACAGTATCAACTCTATCTTTAAACTCAGTAGCAGAGATATCGTTACCAATAATATCTGCCATCTTAGCCTGTGCTGCCTTACGGTCTGTTCCAAAGAAACCCTGTTGTCCATAAGCACGAAGTGTTTCTTTATAAGAGTTCTCTAGTTCTAGGTATGCAGCCTCTGACAATACGTTAAGTCCTGCAGCACGGCGAGTTTCATTGCCTGCAAATCTAGTTATGTATGCTTTAGTTTTGCGTAATTCTAAAGCAGCCTGTTCAGAACCTAAACCACGTTCCATGTATCCTTCTATTTCTTTTAGCAAATCTGGGTCATCTAAGCCATAATCCGCAAAAGTAGATTTAAGAATTGCGTAGGCATTTTCATCTACAGTTGTTTTGTATTTACGGCCAGAGGGAATAAGAATCTTAGTTGTTCCGTCAGAATAAATACCAATAACATTTCCATACTCATCTCTTTCTGTAGAAACTAAAGTTATGGCTATGTTATTATTATTGTTGTTATTATTATTGTTGTTATCATTATCATCACTATCATCATTATCATCAGTAGTAGATTTTTTAATAACAGGAGTAGTTGTTGGTGCTACTACTTTTAATCCAGGTCCATCTGGATTAGGAATAAGAGTGCCACCAATTAATTTAGCGGTTTCAATAGCATTGGTTTGCGCATCAATTTGCGCTTGAGTTAAGCCAGTATTTCCAACCTGAACACTTGTATATGTATCAACTGGTGGTACATAACCTGTTTCTCCGCGTGATGCGGCAGTAATACCAGCCATTGTTGTTGTGTTGACAGTACTTGATTGTGTGCTTGCATTTAAAATTGCTTGCTGGTCTTCTGCTGCTTTAAGACGTGCTTTAGTTTTTGCTAATTGTGCTTTAGCCGCTTTTAATAATTGTGCTTGTGTTTGTGCCATTATGCCCTCAATCCAAACATACGTAAAATATCATTTGCATATCCTGATGCTTCTTCTCTTGCACCAGGGGACTTTAACCACAGTGGTTTTGTCTTTGGATTAGTGCGAAGAAGTTTTTCATAATCATTTAAACTCATAACACTACCTTGTGACTTACCAGATGCATCCTTATTATCAAGGGCTAACTGAATATCTTCATCAAAAATGCTAACTGAATTATCTGCAATACCTAGCAACTTACCTTTATAATATGCAAACTGATTAGCAATGTCAGATACTTTAATACCCTCATCAATTAAGTTAGAAAGATTAGAGTAACGAGCCTTTGCTAATGTACGAATAAGTTGCTTTTGCTGGTCTAAGTTTCCTTCTGTTAAGGCTCCGCCTACTTTCATTCCTCCAAGAACGTCATTAAGAATATCGGTTGAAGTTCTTGATACACCATAGTCTGCTGCATACTGTTTGATTACTGTAACAGCCTGAGCAATACTACCAGTACCTTGAGTAATCTTTTCTAAAGGTGTACCCAATACATATGGTTTTAAAATATCTGCTTTAATTCTATAGTAGTCTTCTTCTGTTAAAAGAGTATTAACTGTTGTTGAAACAGAACCACTTATTTTAGCCTTGCGTGATGCATTTTTTTCTGCCAATTGAACAGCATTAAAGTATTTAGTCTTAGTATCTTCATCTGCATCTTGACCCAACATAGTAAAAAAGAACTCATTAATATCTTGGTCTGTTTCACTTTTTGGTGTAGATACTTTTTCAGTATCTATCTTTGTTCCACCAGTATATGCCGTCTTACCAGACAACCATGAGTCGTAATTAGAAAAATCAATTTGTCCATTAACTGTAAATCTTTGAACATTCTCAACGCTATGCTCATTGGCTGACTTTAAGATAGCCCCATTAAGTGCTGATTCAGAACGGGTTACATAATCCTTTTCACCCATAAAGCCACGCTCATAAAGCATCTTACGTAAAGACTCTGCGTTCTTTCCGTATGCACCCTTAACCCTAGCAACTGCTTCACTGGCATTTAAGATTTCTGAATTTTCAACATTAGGTGCAGGCCAAAAATATACTATTTGAAATTCGCCAGTTGGTTTACCATTGCTATCTAAGATACTTTGCTGAAGTTGTAGGTTTCCGTATGGGTCAAAGCCAACCTTTAACTTACCAGTAGCACCAAATAGTCCATTAAGAAGATTCTGAACTTCTTTTGCTTTAGCATTTTTATTAGCGGCTACAGCAGCAGCGGCAGCGGCACTAGTTTCTGCTGCCTTCTTGGCTGCATCAGGGGATTTGTACGTAGGTTCAGCCACTATATTACCTTTCTGGTGATGCGCCAACAACATTGCGGGCGTATGAGTTCAGGATTGGCGTGAAAATCAAACGGTTTGCTTCACGGATTTCTAGGTTAGAACGTGATAGTTCAAAGAGTAGTTCTGCTATTTCTTGTTTAGAAGTAGCCTTTTGTTCTTGATACTGGTACGCATTCTTTGCAAATGGATTTTCATTAAAGTCAATAAAAGAACGAATCTTTTGAATAATCAACTGCATAGATGCACGGGTGTCTTTAGCAATAGGTGACTTTGTTGAATTAACCGCATCTGCCAGAACATTTAATTGTTTCTTTAAAGTACCACGATTATCTGGATTATTAATTGCTTCTTCTAATGATGGATTAGAATACATTAGTAGTTGTCTATTACGTTCTGCTGCAGCAATAACAGCCTTACGTGCACCATAATCAGCAACATTAGCAAGGTCTGTTTTTTCCTGCTTAACATAAGCAAAGTATTCTTCTTTATCAGCAGCAGTCTGAATCTTTTCTAGATAATCTAATAGCCCAATTTCATCTACAAGTTCTTCTGCTTCCATAAATGTATAGATATCTGGATTGTATTCACCAATCTTTGGTGCAAACAAGTAACCAATTTCTTTATACGTATCTACAAACTGACGATTCTTCTGAACCCAAGACTTTAAGTTATCTGTCTTATTAATAAATACTTGCATTGCCTTTGTGTTACGTGGGACAATGTAGGCTAACTTTTTAGGATTCTTTCCAGTAAAGGTTGCTATTGCTAAAGCAAATGGGTCAGTTACATCTGGACCAGCATTCTTTAAAATACCATCATATATATCCCAGAATGAAGACTTGAAACTACTGATGCCAGTTTGTTTAATAAAGTCTGGTAATCCAGCAGTATCCTTAAGTGTTGGATAGGCAGGATTTAAATTACCTAAAATAAACTGTGAACCAAGAATGCTATTTGAACTTACTCTTAAAGCACGTAGGTATTCTTTCTTCTCTTGAGTTGTTGCATTCTCTGGAAGTGTGTAACCAAATGCTTGGTGATAAGCCATTGCCTGCATAACAGTACTTGTTTTTACACGGCTTGATTCTTGGTCGCGTGCAGCGCCCCATAAACCAGAGGCAAACATAGGCATTGCAATCTTAAACGCCTCACCTAAATCTGTGTTCTTGCCAATATGACCCATTGCAAACATATCTAACTTATCTGCAGCCCAGTTAGTATATGGAGATAGTTTATCTCTAAATGGAACTAGTGGTAAATCACGCAAGAATGCTTTTGCAGTTAGGATAGCCAAACCAGCCTGTGGTCCAGCAAAGGCTGGAGCACCAGCATCTGGAGCAAAAGATGGGTTAACAAGTCTGAACTTAAGAGCAAACTGTGTGGCTGTAGGAATTTTTAAGTATTCATTACCAGTTAGTTTAGCAAGTGTTGGATTAATAGCATTGTTAATAATAACATCTGTTGGGAAGATAACATAGTCATCTCCCTTTTCATCTGTATAAACAGAACCAGCAGACTCTAATCCCATGTGTAGTAATCGCATACGATATAAAGCACGCAATGGTTGCTTTGTGTACATGCGGTACATACGGCGCTGAAAATCTTCTGTTGCTCTAACGAATCGCCCAAGGTGACGAATAGATATAGCAAAGGAAGAACGAATGTTTGGATTATCAACATACTCAAGTACAGCATTGGTTGCTTGTTTAACAGAAATTTCAGATATTTGTTTTTCTGCTAGTAATGTTGCTCGCTTTTTAGCAAGAGCCGTATCCATAAATGGGTCGCTTTCAAGCATTGCATTTTCATGACGCTTTACTAGCATTGCTTCATATGGCTTTAACTGTCTAAATGCTTTATTAATACCAACCTTTAGTGCGGGAAGACGGAAGAAACCTGTAACTTGATGGTCCATAAGTTCCATAATTGCGTTAGGGAACTTGTCCATCATCTCGCCAAAAGTCTGAACTTCCTTTAGTCCGTCAAGGTCTATTGATTTTCCATTAATAATAATGTCGGAGTTAATGTAGTCTGTGATTGGACGGAATCCAACAGTTGCTTCATCGAACTCAGCGTGAGTTAAACTTGCTACAGCCTTTGACCATGTGCCTTGATAGCCACGGTTAAGCGCATCTTCAACTTTAATAATTTGTTTTTCTTTAGTAGCAATTAAATCAAATAATTTTTTATTATAAGAGTTGACGTTAGCACTTCCATGAAATGAAAAACGCATATCAGCCAGCATGTCATCAACCAACATACGTGCAATCTCAGCATCTCCATAGCCCTTTTGACGCAGCCCAACAACCTGAGAGAATGGACGTAATGCAGCATCTGTTATTTCTGCTTTATCGCTAACCCAGACTCCAGTTGCATTATCGTAATAGACTTCCATTTGCTTTAGAATATCTTTACGAGCCATCTCAAAGTCGTTTCTTGTCTTTAAGGCATTATGTCTAAAGAATGCGCTTACTGGACTAAAGTAACGTCCTTCTGAAATTTTGTATTCATTAAATCCAAAACGTAAATTAAAGTTACGCCACATAATAACGCCAACTTCAACTTCAGATAATTTTTGAACCTCACGTGGTGTCCAGTTTCTACCTAGTTCGGCTCCATGTTCTTTTAAAAATAGACTAAAAGAGTCTAACCCAAAAGTAGACTCAAAATAATCTGGAGAAACCTTTCCGCCAAGAATAGACTTAGCAGACATAGAGTTAATTACTGCACCACCAAAGTTTGGTTGATGGCGCATTACTTTTTTAAGATTATTCCATGATTCTTTTCCCACAACACTTGGATATATATCCTCTGCTACGGAAATAAGGGCTTCACGCATTTCCATATTAGAAATTTCAGCAAGTGGGACATCAATCCCAAGTTTTTCTTCTAAAGCCTCTTTAATTTGAAGTTTAATTGCTTCACGTTCTGGTGCTGGAATAGCATCACGTGGGTCAAGAGGTCTACCATTGGCACGTTTAATACCAAACTTGTTGGCAAGCCAAAAGAAACCACCCTTTACTGGACCAATACCAGCACGACTACCAGTAATTGCAGTTAATGCTGCTAACTCTTGGTCAAACTTGCTTGCACCAAGAGCAAAAACAGATTCTGCTTCATTAACAAGGGAGTACATTAAACCTTCGTCAACATTGGTACGCATACCAAGACGTGGAGCAAGCGTTCCAGCAGACCAGTAATTACTATAACGAGTAGCCATTGTGCTACGTGTTACACCACCAAATAAATTAGCAGCAGCACGTGCAGGAAATGTTACTTTATTGTCTGGAAGTCCCTTACCAAGATTGCGAACCTTTTCGTAAGAAGACAAACGATATAATTCATCGTATGGAAGTGGTGCAATACCCTTCTTTAACTGCGAACCATGAACAGCACCATTATTTATTAGATACGGAATGTTATTTTGTGTCTGATAAATTGATGGATGCAGTAAATCTGCCCATTCTTCTGGGAATGGGGTATTTGGTGCAGCATGCAAAGTAGATGTATCGTTATATGTTTTCTCTAAAACATTCAAAGCATCATTATCTGATATGCCAAGACGCTTCATAAAAGCGTACTGCATATTACGAACTACGGTTAGTTGAATATTTTCTGGTTGGTCAATAAGCCATATAGTTATAGCATTTGCCATATCATTTGGCATTACTGCTGCTGCTGTACTACGAATAGCATCTGCTGTTTTAGCAGAATCTTCTCCCCAGATAATCATTTCTGGTGAACGTTTGGTAGATGTACCCATTTTAAATAAAATCTGACGTGCTTTAGTAATATCTTGTTCTAATTTAAGTTCATCAACAATACGAGTATTAACTAATACGTTATCTTCATCAGCAACACGGGTTAAAGTTTCAATTAAATCAAGACTGTCTTTTTCAGCCTTTGCTAATAGGTCGCCAGTTTTATTTGTTGCTGTTGGATTAAAAACTTGATATGCTGTTTTATGCACAGCGGATGTAAGTAAACGAGTACGGCGAGCAAATGGAATAGCATTGCGTTGGAATGATAATCCATCCACAGTTCCATTAAGCATCATGTTTGTATCATCTACATAAGTAAAAAATTCACGTGCAGATTCAGCATCAAAGGTTCTATTCTTTACAAGAGTCCTAACAGTATCTACGTTATACCATTCTGGAAAGTCAAACTTCATTGACTCTAGAATTTTACCCTTTTCATAAGGACCCTGTGCTTCTGCAAAAGATTTTAATCGTGGTCCTAGTTGTTCATTCCACAATTTTGCAACAGATGGCTCACTAAATACCCAAGCCATTCCCTCTTCAACGCCACCACGTTCTGCTACAAATTGATATTGTGCAGCAAGTTTTTGACCTTTAGTTTGAAATCCACCAAAGCGAACATAGGCTTCTCCAAAACTAGGCTTGTATCCTCCAACACCTCTAATTGCTAACTTACCAGCAGTACCTACACCAGTATAAGTTAATGGGTCAGCAAAAATTTGATATAAACCATCTATTGGACCAGACATTAGTTTTTCAAATTGACGTGCACCCTTTTCGGTTCTAAGGTCAATACCAATAAACTTCCACATTTTGTAACCAATAGAGTTATCTTGAATCTGCATAAGACGTGAAACAGATGGAGATGCATCGCGACCTGGAGAAACCTGTGCATCTTGAGATAGTTGGTCTACAAGGGTTTGAAACTTTTCTGGATTGTCTCCTGCATACTGAATTGCTTGTGCAATGTCATCATCAAAAGTTCCGTATAAACCAATTGACTTACCAATAGACTTTTTTTCAGCAGTCCCACGGGCTAGTGTTGTTAAGGCTTTGCCGTATTTTTCTTCATACTTTGCAACTTCATCCCACTGCCATGAGTTTGTACCATTGTATGCATCTGTTAAAAGTTTTTTTGAAAAGTCCGCGCCTTGTCTTTTCTGTTGAATTGCTTGATATGGTATGTTGATAAGTTTTCCATATCTTTCAACCATTTTAAAACCTTGTACAAGTGGTGATGCAGCAATACCAATAATACCTTTAACTGGAGCCGCAACAGTATCAAATGCTTTTTGATAAATAGTTTTTTCTGGTCGAAAAATTTCTTCGTCAGAAAATAGTGTATAAATATTATTTTTAACTATTGGGTCAAGTCCAAGAAATTCCTTACGTGCTTTCTCTTTTGACTTAGAAAGAAGTTGTTGTCCAAGTTTCCAACTGCGAGCCTGTTGGTCTACAAGACTAGCATCTATTTCAGACATGCCAATGTTGATTGCAGTCTTATAAAGGTTAGGACTCATTTCTACTACAGCAGAACTAAGGTTTTTAAGCGTTTGAGCCATTAAAAACCTCTTTGTAATAGAGTATTATAAATAAGTTCTGAGTCTCCAGATGGGTCATTTTCTGCAAGTCGTTGCATAATTGTAAGAATGTTTGGCTCTTGATTGGGAAGTCTTAACGAAGAACTTCCTGGACCATCACCAATATCAATACCAGATGTAATAGGCTCATTTGGGCGAGAAGTAGCAGCCATTAATTCTGTTGGCATTTCCATTTGCACTAGTCCTGAATTGCCCATTGCGCTTCCGCTCATAGGGTTACCAGCCATAGGTGCTGCTAGTTGGTTTGAATAAGTTTCTTGTCCTTGTCCGTATGGCAATCCAGAGATGTATTTTGCTCCTTGAGTTGGACCGCCGTCAGTGCGCTTAGAAAGAGCGCCAGGGCCTGATACTGGTGCTGGGTTAGACGGCGCACGATAGCCACCAGGACCTTGTGGTGCAGTTGTCATTACTCATCTCCTTCTTCCAATTCATCATCTTCATCTGCTGGCGGTTCGCCAAAGGATTCTTTATTATATTCTTTAGCCATACGCATCATGCCGTAAGCATTCCAGGGTGTCATTGAATCTGACACTTCTGTATGCAAGTAACGAGTTCCATCATAGTCTGCCCATTCTGTAATTATTAACCAGTTAGCGCAGATGTAGTTAGACCCTTCAGGGTCTTCCTCTATTAGAACTCTTAGTGCTTGCTCTATCTTCTCCCTGAATCTATCACTCATTTTGCGTACTGAATCTTTGTTATAATTGGTGCACTTGTGTAGATGTCCCACATGCAAGCAACTTCAATTGCTCTATGAATTATTTTTTCCGCTTGTTCTGGAGTTTTTGCTTTATTAATATGCAAAGCCTCCAGAACTCCCAAAGCAACATCGCCACCGCTGCCACCATAATAAATACCACGGCTATCACGGTCCCAAGAATAATCTTCAAAGATAGGGTAAATAACTCCATGAATGCTGATAATAAAATCTGAATCCTGTGCTGCTGCATCCCCGTCTTCTTTCATATCATAACCTGCATCTATAAAAACTTTACGCATTGCAGGTATAAACTTTTGTGTCATAAACAAATCTAAGTCTTCTAACTTAGTTGGCTTAGGTGGTTTCCATCCAAACTGCAAGATATTAGAACCACGACTAGCACCAGAACCAGCAATAAGATAACCATTGTTTTCGGTAATCTTATGAGTAGCAATCGTCATAGGACGACCACCTTCATCGGATGCTCTAGAATCGCAACCGATTACAGACCATCCATCTCCTTGATAAGCAGCAAGTGTTGTCATTGTCCCCTACTTAGTTATGCTTGAGTTACTGTACGTGCCGATGCATTTGTTTTACCGCTCATTGAGAGGCTAGAAAGTAAACTTTGTAGACCTTGCGGTGGTTGAGAGCCACCTGCTGGAGCCGCGGTGGGAGCAGGGGACGGTTGCTCGACCATAGGTGCTTCTCCAGCAGGTGGTAATTCTGGAGCGAACACGTCATTGATTGCGTCCTCAACCTGCGTGCCCTTCTGTCTTAATCGGATTACTTCTGCAATCTTCTTAACAATTGCAGTTGGGTCTCCGCCATTAGCAATAAGTTGTGGAATTGCTTGCGCTGAAGCATTAAGAGATGAGATAAGCGAATTACGCATTTCCTCAACTTCTATTTTTTCCTGCTCCTGAGTTACGTTAACTCCAAATGGCAATTCACGCATTGCTAGGTCCTTGGAGATTAACTTACCGCCAAGGGCCTGCAACATAAAGATAAGTCCCTGCGCTGGATTAAGACCAGCCAACATTCCATAACGAACATCTGCAGAGTAATCTCCCTTAATATCTTTTGAAGGTAGATACTCAATTGCATAAGGACTACCCGCATCAATACCACGAATGGATTTTGTTTCATTAAAGATTTTTTCATCCACTTCAAAACAAAGTGAGATAACAGTCTTTAATGTAGATGCAAGAATAGCCTGCGCTGATTTAACCTGTGTATCAAATCCACCCATAAGGGCTTGAACACCTTGACCAGTAATGATTGAAGCATCAAGATTTCCAGTACGTGATTCAGGATAGCGTGTACCCATACGCAGTTCGTTTTGTAGAACTGCTTGCTCATTAAATAATGAACCAGATACTGGTAGTTCAACTCGGCGTACTCCCGCAGGATTCTTGGTGCGGATAACTCCGTCACCACCGAATTGGAACTCGTTCACATCGTCAGGAACAATCAATGGTGACTGAACGGCCTTCTCTGTTGCTTCCATCGCAAGTAATGCGAATCTATTACGAAGCAATTGAATGCCGAGTACATCATCAAACTGTCCACGCATCTCTCCATCAACGGTTGGTCGTCTTGCGACTACAACCATTAACTTGCCAATAGGATTCTTAGCACGGGAGATAACGAGATTCTGACGTTCTGGAACGTAGATAATAGATTGATGCTGGTCGTAGTAACGAACAATCTCAAATCTACTATTCATGTCTTGGTCGTATCCGTCACGACCAAGTAAAACGTCAGCATGCTCTGGGAATTGAGAAATCAATTCAGCCAGTGGCATGGCATAACGCTTAGCAAAAGCAACGCAGCGTCCGTAGCGGTCAAATTCAGGATACGCCCCGACAGGACTTTCTACGCGAATACGCGGCAACTTTGCTTCAGTGTCCAATTCAATAATGAACGGAACAAACCCAAATGTTACATACCAATCTGCTCCAGTATACATCTGGACTTGCAAATCGGAATTATAAAAATAGTTAGCAGCAATACGAGTACGGTTGTCTGCTGCTTTACGAGCACGGTCTTTAACTTGGCTAACTACTGAGCAGTTAACCGCAGGTAACGGAGCCATAACTTCAGATAAGTCACGGGCTACAATGTCAACAAAGTTGGCAACTACGTTAGCCTCAATACCTTCTGGAAAGAAATCAGGATATACGCTAGAAATTTTACCTTGACG